AAAATCACTTGCCTGTAAGCCCCCGTTGAATCGTTTGCCCATATTACTCTTTCAATTTTCTTCCCGGTTCCGCAGTCAACAACAAAGTGCCTTATTGCCTCTGCGTGCATCGGTGGATAGTTTGCGCTTAAAAACGTCATAGCTTGGCCTCGCGGGCGTTGATATCAAGCCATTCATTTGCCTCTTCCGGGTTCACAATTCCCACGATTGCGAAATACCGGTTTTTCATTTTGATGCGCCAGCTCCCGCGCACATCGCGCCGAAACCGGATCGTGATTGTGTGGCTGATTTCCATCGTTTCTTTTTCCGATTGCCTTGCTTCCTTCGCGGACGTCGGCAAAACACGCGCCCAGATCGTATCAACGGTTGACCACGTTACGACGAAACCGCCCATGCCGTTGCTTGCCTTCGTCGGTCGCTGCAACGAAACACGCTTGTCAAGCTCTGACATGTCTCTTTCAAAAAGCATCCCAAAGCCTGTATGATCGAGTCAAAGTGTTTACCAAGTCGGTCAGTAAAGCCGACTTCCCTCCGTGCTGCCAGAAGTTTTGAGCCGCAAATTTGATCGCTACTTTCAACATTTCAGGGACTTCGTCGGCGTCCGTGTACCCACAAATAAATTGAGTCGTGATCGGGTTTGACAGATAGAGCGTGTCAGACGGCCAGGATTTACCATAAGGCAAAACGATGAACCCACACTCTTCCCCGTTCGTCTCAACTAGATAATCGGTCGTAACCGTCATCGTGGTCTCGGTCGCATCCGTGTCTTTGTACTTCACGGAGGAAACGGTTGTCAGGTTGCCGAATGGAAGTTTAAAGCGGTCCCCGTCAGGCCATTCCTGAATTGAATAATCCCACGTTGCGGGCATGAGTTGACGCCCGGTGATGTTTTCAACATACCTCCGCGCCGCCGTTAAAACCGTTGTTAGTAAAGCATCCTCGGCTGATGTAGGAGCGTATTGAACAACCGTCGTTCCAAACTCGCAAGCCGCCAAAAGCACCTTGGCCACGGTCCTTATATACTGCTTTGTTCCAGTGTACTCTTTTTCCTGGATCGCGTTATCGTTCGCAGTCGTTACCTGTGTGAATGCGCCGCCGGTCCAATCCGTGAACGTGATATTGTCATCGGACTCCTGAATTTTTGCGTCAACCGTACCCGTCGCGTCGTTCGTGCCGCTGTTCAGCATTACAAGAGCCGTGTCAGCCGTCACCTCCACGCCCGTTCCCGTGATGTTGTACGTTCCCGCGCCAGCCGCATGAGCCGCCGGAACAATGCTCTGCATTTCGGTGATGTTTTCGGCAAGCGTTCCGGAATCAATTTTCAAGTGGTCCTTGAGTTCGTCAAGGGTCACGGGTTCGCTTGTCGGCGCTGTTTGAAGTTTGATGATCATAAGCCCATCAAAGGGCCGGAGTCGCCCCCGGCCCTGCTGTGATGATTAAACAAGCGCGTCAACATATGACCCGTCGGCAATGGGAATATAAAACAGGGAACAAAACATGGCCCCGCTGGTGCATGTTGCATCAGAACAAAGAGAACCAATCGTCCCAAGCCCATCCTTCGCACCAATAATCATTGGAGACACGGCCGCGAAATCTGACAGGCATGGCTGCGTTGTGATCGTTGCCGCCGTTGCGATAATACCGCCGCCCCATACGATACGATGCCCGGCTTTCAATCCAGACACAGACGCGCACTTCGTACCGATGGGCTGTACTGTATAAGCCGCCGGAAGGGAAAACGTGGCGTTCCAAACGATTTGGGCCGCGTGTGCGGACAGGTCGGTTGTGACCTCGAAAAACAGGTTGAGCAGCAGGATCGACCCGTGAACTGTAAAAAGTTCGTAATTTGTTGACGGGTCATGGTCAAGATACGTTGTTGCCGCAAGCGATCCGGTATCAACCCGGATGCCGCCCTTTATGTCCGCAATTCGTGCGATTGTTGAGGGATTGTAATTTGCCATTTTCTTTTACTCCTTTCGAGTATGGACAGCCCGTCATTCCAGGGCGTCCGGTTAAATTACGCCAGGCAGGTCGCGGAACGGTTGCCGGAATAACGGGGTTGCAGGATCGCCACGCAGTGGCAGATTCCGCCGGTGCCCGCGGCCACGGTCACGGTCAGCCAGGGTTCACCGTCCGTCATGTCATCCACGTCGAACTCGACCACCAGGAACTTGTTACTCGCGGAGGTCAGTGGGACGGTTGTGGATGTTGCGGTCCATGCGGCCAGAACGTCACAGGACGCTGTTGATCCGGCGACAGCCGTTCCGATGGCCGCGCCACCCGCAGCGTAGTTTGACGGAACCGCCGTGGTCTTGGTCCCGGCGCTCGCGCCCGATTTCGGTGTGATCGTGATATTGGTCGTCACCGCGCCAAAGGTGAAAATGAATGTGGCTTTGTGAAACCCCTTCATATTGATCGAGTCGCAATCCGATCCCGTGGACACATCCGCGCTGTTCATGACCGGAACAATCTTGATTTCTTCTGCAAACATGGGTTTTTCTCCTTTATTTTTTTTTGTTGCCGGGGCGTTATACCCCGGCGGTTATCGATAAAAAAAATCACGACCGTGTTTCCAGCCCGATAAAATGGCTTTGCGTTGCGCCCGATCCGCCCTTGTACGGAGTCAGCGGGGTTGACCGGACCGGCTGGCCGTCAACGCGCATCACAAACCGGAAAACCGATTCGTCGTAAATAAACCGGACGTGGATGCTCATGTCCGACTTGATTCCGCCCTTTTCCGCGATGATGTATCCGTTTTTCAGGTCCGCCAGAAGAATGTCGCCCACGGTTCCAAGCGTTGCCGCTTGCTCAATCGCCAGTACGGGCAATCCGAAAAGTGTGCCGTATGGCTGTCCGGAGAGCCCACCGGCGGGCATGTAAATCGGGACGCCGCCCGTGCCGACGGCCAGGGACATGGTGAAAAGCTGTGGCTCGATGTTCTGGTTGATCAGCCATACCGCGCTCGGTCTGGATTGGGCGAACAGCCGCGAATACATTTTGATCACGTTTTCAGCGACGACCGTTGCGGCTTTCTGGCCGGTTTCCTTTGTGACCGAAACAAGCGCCCCACTGTTCAGAATGCCCAGCGGCTGCCCGGCGCCGGTGCCGTTTATAATCGCATCGTCCATCAGGAAACCAAACTCGGAAGTGAACCCGGACCGAATCACGCTTTCAAGGGCCAAAGAATCGTCCATCAGCTCGTCAGTCGCGTAGCACAGGCCGACCAGCTTTTTCAGGTCAAGCTCGATCTTCCGAAATGTCGGCTTACTTTTCGTTTTCAGTTCCGCTTCCGATCCCCAATATCCGACAATTCCGCCGGATCGTGTGGAGGCCCTGCTGGTTTCGTCAACACCGTTGATTTTGATGGAGTTGGCATTCCCAGAAATCTGAATTTTGCGACACCGGGACGCCAAGACGCCTGTCTTGATAACATCCTGCAAAAGTTCGGTACTGAAATCCTGCTGAACGAGAAACCCGCCATCGCTCGGAATGGTTTCGCTCATTCCGGAACCGGCCGCGTTGAACAGGCGAGGATCAACGGTCCCGCCGGGGAGCCCTGCCCGCATGATGGCGGCAAGCTGCTGACCGAATGAGTTGAATTTGTCTTTTTCACGCACTTCCGGCTGTTCGATCTTTTTGTTGACCGGCTGGGTTTCGGGTTTGCTCGGTGTTTCCAGAAGCCGATTAACGCGCTCCTGCCGTTCCAGGGCCATGACGATCTTGTTTCGATCCTCAACGGTGTCGAGCAGTTCGTTCTTGAGGGCAAGCTCTGGGTCGGTCAGGTCTCGGTTTTCGGCAATCGCCTTCGCATCCATATCCGATGCCTTTTTCATCAGGTTTTTGATTTCCTCTCTGTACTGCGTCACTGTCTTCATGTTGCAAATCTCCTTTGTTTTAGTTTATGCCGCTTCGTCATCATTGATTGTTGGTGCTACCAATTCCGCACGGGCCAGAAGTTCGGCAACCTTATCTCTCGGAACATCCCGCTCCTTTGGCTTTTCAGGTTCGGGCGAAACATCCCGTTTACCCTCATCCGCAAAGCCTTTTGAAAGAATCTCTTTTGCCCTTTTGTCGCTGAATCCTGCATCCCGCAGAAGTCGCTCTGTTTCCCGAACGGTCGGCTCGGCCTTCTGTCCTGTAAGCAATGCGTCCGGAACATTCGCAAAGGCTGACAAGTCAAAAAGCTGAACCTGCATTTTTTTATCTTTATCGGTTTCGTCGATTGCATCAGCGAACCCGTTCTCGACTGCTTCATCACCCGTGAACCACGTTTCGGCCCGCATCCACTCCCTGATTTCATCCTCTGTTTTCCCGGTTTTCGTGGCATAAGTGGAAACGATTGTTCCGGCCACCTTGTCAATAAGGTCAGCTTCTTTCCGGAGTTCTTCCGCGCCGCCGATCACCATTGAATACGGTTCATGAATCATAAAAAAAGCGTTCTTGGAAATCCGCACCTCATCACCGGCAATGGCGATAATAGAAGCGATGGAAGCCGCGAGCCCGTCAATATGCGTGATGAACTTGGCCTTGTGTTGCCGGATCGCGTTGTAAATCGTCACCCCGTCGAACACGGACCCACCGGGCGAATTGATATGCAAATGAATCGTCTTTGACTTGATTTCGTTCAGGTCGCGGACGAAAACATCGGTCTGAATGCCAAGCCACGAAATTTCATCGTAAAGATAAACGTTCGTTTCGTCGCCCTTCGCTTCAATCTTGTGTTCGCGTTTCGCCTGCGGTTTGAACAGGCTGCGGTTTTTCAGTCTCATTTATGGTTTCCCCCATCAAAATTTGCGTTACGGGAACAGTAGCGGGCCTGTGCTCTTCTTTGCCCGTCGGCTCTTCAACTGCTGCCGGTTTTTCCTCCGGCTTTTCCTCAACCTCTTTTTTTTCCGGCGCTTTCGCGGACTGCTTGTCCATGTACTCATCGACTTTGGAAAGCGGAATCATGTTCAGCGGGATGAACCGTTCGTCGCCGTGCTCCACCGGATCCCAACCCTCTTTTTCTCGTATATCGTTGATGGACATTGCGCCGATGCCAAACATGGTTCGGTAATATCCGGATCGCGCCGTCGCATCTCCGCGCAGAAGTCCATCGACATTGTGTCTTGTGAATAGCTCTTCCTGATATCGTTCTTTTTCTGTCAGCAATTGCATGTTGAATTGCTGTTCCAGTCGCACCAGCCAGGGCAGGATCGAGTCGGTAACAAATGATATCTGTTCCGACTCGATGTTTGAAAACGAGGATCGGGAGAGGTCTTTCAGTTTGTGCGGGGGCAGGTTAAACCACCGGGCGATTTCTGAAATATGGAATTGCCGGGATTCTAAAAACTGCGAATCTTCCGGCGGAATCGCCATTTTTTCAAGTTTCATCCCTTCGTCGAGCAGCATCAGCCGATGGGAAAGCCCCAGTCCGCTATGTGCCGTTGTCAATTCTGTTTTCAGGTTCGAGTGAGCCGCGGGTGAAAGCTGGCCCGGATGCGTAATCACAACACCGGGATGCGTTCCTTGGCCGAAGTAAAGAGCGCCGAACGTTTCAAGCGCCATACCCAAGCCGATGGATTTTCGCGCCATCGAAACAACCGAATACCCTGTGAAACCGTCGAACCCCAGGCCCGGAATGTGCAGAATCTTATCCCTTTCGAGGGTTTTCTTTTCTCCATCAACGGCGATTTCGTATTTTAACTCGCTGTTTTCAAGTTTCGGCTGCACACGGTTCGGCGTTATGGGCCAAAGCTCCACGATCTCGCCCACCTGATTCCGCACGATTTCTGCGTAGGCGTTGCCCCACAACAGGGCATGATTTATCATCACCTCGCGCCCAATTTGAGCCGTCATATACGGATTGAAACGGTCTTTCAGCACCCGATAAAGTTTTTTTTCTGTGACACGGAGCGTTTTTTGCCCGTCTTGGCGCAGAAGATGGAGCGGAAGCGTGCTGATAGTTCCGGCATACAAAACAGCCGCGTTCCAGATTGCGGAATAGGTAAGCGCCGTTTCTGGCGTTACGGTTTCCCCGGATTCAGATGTCAGCCCGCGGATATTCCATAACGCCGGATTCCACGCTTTTTCGTCCGTGACGCCAAGGTCAGCGATAAAAAACCGTTTTATCGAATTCCAGATTGCCATGATTTGGATCATGGCATAGAATAATTGCGATACATATAGCGCAATTATACGCAATTATGTTTAATTTTAAAAAAACAACTTGCTATATTTTTTTGACGCATCGCATCACATACCGGATAAAACCGCTGGTTGATGCATCGCGTTAAACGATAAAAAAAGCATATTTTTTTGATGAAAATCGTAACGCATTGAAATTATTATGAATAATAATTGAAAATAATGCTTGACATCATTATTATATAGATATATATTGCAATCAACATCGGGCAATAACGCCCGCAACAAAAAAAGGAGAGACACATGATGACAGTACTGCTAACCAACAAAACAGTCGGACAAACCGAAACCGCGAAGATCGGGGACACAGTGGAAGTGACGCTAAACGATGAAAATGGAATGCCGATTACTGTAACCGGCCAAGTAGAAGATATTCTGGAATAACACCACGCCCCGGCGACGGGGCAAGAAAGGAGACAGCATGACAATTTACAAAGTTGAAAAAAAAGACGGGTCGTGGGATTGCGGTCACAATCATCGAACATATGAGGCGGCCGAAAAATGCCGCCTGAAAACAGCGGATTGGGGATGCGCATATGGGGCTGAGATCACCAAAAACGGCGAGTTCAAAAACGGAATCGGGGAATATGAGACCGTATGATATTATCAACCATCGCCCCGGCGACGGGGCAGAAAGGGAAACAACATGAAAATGCAAACACCCACAACATGGCGCTGGGCCAAGGCCCGCGCGGAAAAACTACTCTGCAAAATCGCGCCTGGAACCGAACCACTCCGGCCCCACACGTGCGACCGATTTCAACAGACTGGCGATCCGGCCCGCATTGCGAGGGCGAACCTCGCTCAATGGTGGACATCAGCATCGGTCCGGCAAATGCCAGGGACACCGCTATATACGACCTCATCGGTCGTCGCATATACGATGCGGCAAACCGATGATGCCATAAAAATAGCATCTGCCCGGAAAAAATACTGGGCACCACCATCTGTGATTGGCATTTCGGACCTGCGGGCGGCGGCAAAAATGTTGCCGCACATTACGGCCCTGCTCAATGCCGGATATCCGGTAAACGTGCTGGTCGTAACGGGGAGGCTCCACAATCAAAGCGGGCAGCCTCTCGCCGATCCAAACGACGATTGGAGCTACGACGGGAATAGGGTGCAGATTATCGTAAAAAATCCCCGCCGTGTGTCGGATATTGTGAAATCCTATCTATCACGACGCGGCGTCAGGTGTGATTTCCGCGCTGGGTATAAGGGACTTTCGGCCGACGTTACGATGAACGGAATCATGCAGCATGTCCACCTCCCCGATGTGACGGCGATACGGAAATCAGTTGCCCGAATATGATATTATCAACCAACGCCCCTGAGACGGGGAGAGAAAGGAGACAGAAAATGAAATACAGAGGGATAATCATCGACAGATTATCATCTGACCATCGCTGGACACGATACTACATGACATGGGAGGCGGCGCACCATGCCGCCGAGCGTATGGCCAAACGTATCGGTCATACTGGAGACAGATACCGGATTGACGTGGACACAATCTAACACAAGGAGACGCGCACATGGAAAACACAATAACCGCTTTAAACGCCGCCCTTGACGCCGCACGCGCCGCGCTGAACGCATCGAGCCCGGTTGAGGGTATCATCATTCTGGACATTATCCGCATGATCGCGGACGCCAGGATGAAAACTGTGGACCTGGATGGAGCGATGAAGGAGGTGAACAAATGAAAACAGTCAGCATGATAATCCGTAACGTGCCGGAAGCCCTCCGGCGCGCAATCAAAATACTTGCCGCCGAGCGCGGCGTCACCATGGGCGACCTCGTAATCGAGGTCATGGAAAAGGCGGTGAAAAAATGATAAACATAAACGTCACCTTACCCGCCGAGACGTTCAACCTGTTGCCAGACCGAAAATGGATCGCGCATAAACGCAATCCGCGCATTGACCGGTTCTTCACCGCGAAAACACCGACACAGGCAACCATCAATAAAATTATATTCCCGGTAAAATCCGTTTCACAAACGGATACCGATTGGATCGTGTACCTCGCATAAAGCACCAGGGCCATGACATTCTTACATCATGGCCCTGGCCTTTGGCGTTTAGTACCAATCGCCTCCCCAGTCGTTTCTCATGTTTCAACCACCTCCTTCTTATTAAAATGTGGGCTACCGTCAAAGTATAATTTCACATTTCCGTTTTCGTCAAGTATTCGTTTCCCGTCGCGTCCGGCAATGGCGAACAAAGAATGCCTCTGAACACTCAATTTGCTACGCCCATCATTCCATATGATCCGCAACAAATCTTTATGACTGTGGACCTGCTGATTGTCCTTCCACGTTAAAAAACCTGACCTCAATAAATACGCCCTGATCGTATTTTGACCGATTTGTTTATGGAAAAAACTGTCTTTGGCAATCACGTTTATGAAATCATCAAAACCGACAACTATTCCGTGGCCACCACTTTTTTTAAAACAATAATTCACAAAATCTTGCAATACCGGCATCGTTTTCCCAAGATTCTTTTTTATATCGTCAAAAAATGATGTTCTGAACGGCATCCCTTTTTTTGCAACAGACATTTCACTTGAAACAAGCCATTCTGTACATTCGCGGACATACATTCTGTTTTTATCACCGACAGATTCAAGCGCCTTGCCAAGTCTATCTTTTTTCGACTGGCTCAATAAACCAAGACGCCTCTGTTTTATGTCAAGCATTTCAATGCAGATATGTTTTATCCCATACGCCTTCAAATCGGTTACAAAAATTTTAAGATCGTTTCGGTTCATCCATGCCTCGTTAAGCGGATTAACGGCGACAATAACCATGTATCCCATATCATGCAATCGTTTGGCTGTTTCAATCCGCTTCGATGGCCGTGGCGCAAACGGTTCATACATCGCGGCAAGTTCATCATGAATCGTCGTTATCGTTATATACACGACAACATCACGACGCGCACCCATCAAAGAAAGGCATTCATCAAGCCCAGGTCCAGTTTTTGTTTGAATAAAAACGCCCGCCTTCCGCTCTGCAAGATGGGTGAAAAATGCAATCGATTCGCGTTTATTCTTTTCTGTAAACGGGTCTGACCTGTTTGACAACAATATCGGATATCCTTCGTTTAACAGCATATCCATATACGTAACAGGTGTTTTCTTGTATAATGTATTGATTGCGCCTTTCAACTTTCCTTCCCGGCTTTCTTTATTGATATTCGCAAAACAATACGCGCATCCGTTTGTACAAGTCGCCCCGGAATAATCCACGGCCGCAGGATGAAACAAATAACCACCAACAAATATATCTAACATTTCAACACCTCCTCGATAATTTTAAGAAAACACGTTTTATCACCTTGTATTTTCATTTTATTCTTTACGGACTCCCATTTCTGGAAATCGTTTTTTTCTAAAATAAACGTGACAGGAACCTTGTCCATATTATCGCTTCCAACATTCTTATTATCTGCATCGTTTTCTGAATCACAAACATTCTCATTGAACGCTTTAAAAATCGTTCCATGCCCTTTCAATGTGTCTAAATCCAAATTCATTTCTTTAAAATCAAGCTCTTTAAATTCAAGCTCAAGCATTTCAACATCCCACGCGCCTGCTGAAACATTATCCAAAACGACAAACCGCTTCCGCTGTTCCTCCGTCAAATTCGACGCCTTCACGACCCATGACTCCGGGATTTCCTTCATGCCGAGTTTCTTGATCGCCTTCAACCTTTGATTTCCGCCCAGAACCACCATGTCATCATCAACCACGATTGGCCGTAACGCCATAAATTCCGGATCGCGCTCAATCGACTTCACCAGCCGATCAAGCTCAGTCGCGCCAATCTTGCGCGGGTTTCTTGGGTTTGGTTTTATGTCCTTTAGTTTCATTTACCCGCCTCCACTTTGCTTTTTTCACGCAAGGCAATCACGCTCTCACGCGTCACCCGTAACGTCCCCCTGGACTGCTCAACATACCGCTCCGCTACCAGCCGCCCGTGGTCAATCCATAACCGAATCGTCTGGCCCGTGACATCAAAATACGCCGCGACCTCATCGACTCTCAACAACGCCTTGTCCGGTAGTTTCAGCATGTTGACCTTTTGTATTTTTGAACAAACCTTTCTACATCGCGCCTTAACCGCCTTTTTATAAAAAACTCTTTTATCATTTCTCTATATTCGGGTGTCCATGCGGAATAATTGTTATCATGCTCATACCCACCAGGCATACAACGCAAAAACCCGTTATTGATGGTCACTTCGCCATCAAACCAATACACAAAGCCGCCTTTTACCCAAAACTTTCCTCCGTCAGGCGACCACCCCGGACCATCTGGCAAAATAGACATGTTGGCTCCCTCAAAATGTTATTACCTTTGCGGACGTATCCTCATACCGGCTCACCGTCACAACCGGGACACGTAATTTCCGATCCAGAGCAAGCAGAATTGCCACCAGCCCGTCAATTTTACCCTGGCTCTTGTCCTTGTCCGGTTTCTTATTCCCGGCAGGGTCCACCTTCACCGCAGCGGAATCGGCCATGAACCTCAATACCGGATTCCCGCCGTGGTTCAGTTTTCGCCGCAAAAGCAGGCTTTCCAACTCATTGCATGGCCCGGCCATCGACAGGAACCCCATACCGCAAGCGAATATAACCGGATTCTGCTCGGTCCCGCCGATCTGCTCATTTAACTTCGTGCTGAACTCGTACCCCTGGAATAATCGGTCAACGGCAAGCTCCCGAATTTTAAACTTTTGCGCGTCCTGAACGATCTGCGCCCGGATGAAATCATAATCCACCGCGTCGCCCTCGGTCGTCAACAGGAACCCGAGCCGCTTCCAAGCCTGATATTGGTCGGCGTATTTGTTTTTCGGATCGTGCAACCGCGACTCCGGACACCATGTACGCAAAACAACGTCAATCAAATCAGGGTCTTTCAGGTCCGGAAAAAGATATGCAAAACAGGTCAAATCCGAAACACTGGCAATGTCGCCCCCGGCGATGCACTCCCGGCCCTCCAGGACATCCTCATCAACAGGTCTGATGTTGTTCTGATCCCAAATATCCAATGACAGCCACCGGGTTGACTGTTGCGTCCAGACGTTGAATCTTTTCGTCAGTAAATTATTGACCGACGCCGGCGACGATGCAGATGCCGAAACAGCCGCCCGAAGGTCATCACGCTTGACAGAAACATCGAGATTCGGGTTCGCCTTGATCCATACTTTTTCGTCCCTGAAATCGTCCTCAATCTCCAGGTCAGGCCAATCGGCTTTCCTGTCCAGGGTAAAAATCGCCGCGAAAAACGTGTCATCCTGAATCGTACCCTTTAAAATCTGCGTCGCATAGGTCCGCTGCTCAAAACAAATCCCCGACTGATCGAATCCCGCCGTTGTGATCGCATATACCAGCGGTTGCCGCCGCGATCCAATAGCCGTTACAAGCACGTCCCACATGGCCCGGGTCTTGTGCGCGTGAAGCTCATCGACTATCGCCCCATGAATGTTCAGGCCGTCCGTAGAGTCAGCATCAGACCCCAGAGGCTCGAATTTTGACGCCGTGGCTTGTATGTGAAGGTTGTTTTTATAGACCGTGACACGCTTTTTCAGGGACGGGCAAAGTTTGACCATGCGCGTTGCTTCGTCGTGCACGATCTTCGCCTGATCCCGTTTCGTTGCCGCACTGTAAATCTCTGCCCCAGGCTCCCCGTCGAAAATGAAAAGGTAATTCCCCAGGCCCGCAAGTTTGGTTGACTTCCCGTTTTTCCGGGCGATCTCTTCGTACACCACCCGAAACCGCCGCATCCCGTCCGAAGAACGCAACCATCCGAACACATTCGATAAAATAAACTTCTGCCACAACTCCAGCTCAAACCGATTCCCGGCCCATTCGCCTTTCGAATGTTTCAGGATCGTGAAGAAATCAAGCACCCGGTCAGCCGCCACCTCGGAAAACTCAAGCCCCCGCTTCTGGCCGTGCTCCAGGTCCGTCAAGTGCCGCAAACAGGCAAGTTTGATCCATTTACAGGCCACGATCTCGCCAGACAGTACCTTGACAGCGTACTCTGTTGATGGATGATCCGGGTATCTCATTTAATGACCTTCGGCCGCTCGTATTTTTTGAACAGGCCCTCCAGCTCGTCAACGTCCTCCTGGTTCTCGATCTTGATCCGGGACCGGCTTGAAGGCGTCGCTCCGTACTCAATCAACCATTTCCGCATATGCTCCTGCGCCCGGTTCGCGATCCCCAGGTATGGCGACTGAATCGGAAAGCCGTTTTGGCTACTGATCAACAATCCATGTTTTTTTATATTTTCAGCCGCGTTGATGAAAATCGAATACTGTTGGCAATACGCCCCCAGGCCCGTCAGGTCAGCAATAGTCAACAATCCGACTTTAGAAAACTCGGTTGCGATCCGCAACCATTCGGTTTTACCCTCATCATCCAGATAATCAGGTGCCGGAGGGACCTTTTTGACCTGTTTATGCCTCGGTTCGTTCGTGTTCAGCGGACGCCCGCCCGGATTCCCGGACATCCATTTTGCCACTGTCGGCTTCGGCGATCGACCCATTTTACCCCCCTCTGTTTTTTCGCTTGTATAAACGGGAAAT